TGCTGACCTTCGGGCAGACTTGCGGAAAAGAGTGTAAATTCTTTAATGTGCCTGCAGAGAATGTTGTTGTACTGCCGTGTAAGCTTGGGGATAAGGTGTATTCGATAGATTATATGATAGGTGACAATGGCTTAAAGAAGCATAAACCATATGAATTAAAAGTGATGATGGTAACACAAAAAGAAAACGGTATTTTGATAAATGCGAAAAGCGAAGACTACAACCGAGTGAAGCCTTATATGGATTATGAAATCGGAAAGTTATTATTCGTAGGTGAAAATGCCAAAGAGGAAGCTAAAAAGGCTCTGCAAGCTACCGGCAAGTTATAGTTATTCTTTTTAAGCGGATAGTTATTCGCTTTGTGGAATTTTAAAACGAATAAGGAAGGAATGAGGAAATGAAACCATTAACAATGACAGATGAGGAATATGGCAAAAGACATCTTGTTGCAATAAGTGTTAAGCACACAGAATATAAGTGGAAGTTTGGAAAGCCTTGTGTCTTATGGGGATATAAGCAGACCAAAGATGATGAAAAAAGGTGTTTTGCTGACTACACACAATATCCAAACAAAGCGGAAGTTTATTCTTTGCAAGATTGGTTAGATAGTGGTTACGGCTCAATTATTAAAATGGACGAACCTGTGCATATTACAATAGACCTTTGCAAGAAATACAAAAATTACGATACAGTTTTGATTGACAAAGAAGAATATATCGGTTATTGCAAAATGGCTTGTTTACCACTCGCCCACCCAACCGAGAAAGGCGGTGTTGAGGAATGAAAAAGTTATTGCATTGGTTTAGATACGGAAATGATTGTGAGCATTGCCCTTATGGTTGGTGCGCAAGAACATCATACGAATATGACGAATGGGATGGCGGTTGCTATATCAAAGGTGATGATTGGGAAGAGAAACCTTGCAGACTCTTGCCACCATACAAAAACATAATCGGGTTTTTCAAAAAACGAAAAGCTATGTATTTTGAAAATCATTATTACGATGGCTATCCAGAGTATTGTCAACGTAGTGAGAGTCTTGATGAAAAACTCAAAGAACTTATAGATAAATATATGCTAAGTCGTGGTTTGTATTATGAGCATGGAGAGGGTGAATACACAAAAGTAGAAAACTGTGATATGTTTTATGATTTTTGGAGAATTCGCTCTGAATATGAAGATTTTGCACATCCCTTTGTTTATAAATCGATTAGAACAGAGTGGAAAGAGCTAATACGCAAAACATTTAATGCATTTGTCGATAAATTCAAACCATATTTTTGCGAATAGAAAGAAGGTGCAGAGTGATGGTTGATTTACAAACTGTAATTGAAGAATTAAACACAGGCAAAATTGAATTTGATTATAAAGACGATGATTGTTGCACCACAGAGGGCGAAGTAGTTATCCTTTTGAAGCGACTTGCAGAATTAGAAAATGCCGATGTTGAGGAAGTGAAGCACGGGCATTGGATAGAAGATGGTGAATATCAAATTGTTCCGTGTGCGGTGAAGAACATCATTGGGATGAATACAGGGCTACATATTGCGAGGATTGCGGTGCAAAAATGGACGGAGGGAAGGCAGACAATGAATAGAGCAGACAGAAGAAAGAATAAAAGAATACGAAATAGTTATAACCCAGTCAGGAATAGTCTGATTTTCAAATTTAAACAATGGTTAAAAACTTGGAGGTAAGGTAGATGACTTGTAAAGATTGTATTCACGATGGAATTTGTATATGGACACAAGTGGACTCGAAGAACAAGAAGGTGTGCAAAGACTTTAAGAATAAGGCTGATTTTATTTCTAAATGGATAAGTACAAAGGACAGATTACCCGAAGCGGATGAGCGGATGGTTGAGATCGTTGCGTTTATTGCAGGAGCACAAAAGAGCACGACATTGTATTTCTTAAATGGTGAATTTTTTGATGATAACAACGATTACTATAATGTGGTTTGTTGGCAACCATTGCCTGAACCACCTAAGCAGGAGGAATTATTACGATGATAGATAAGAGCAGGTGGGATGGTGAGCATAATAAATGTGCTATATGCGGTAAACCTGTGCATCCGTTACAGGAGACAAGTGCAGAACCATTGGCAAAAGGAATAGCTTGCGTGAGTTGTGCTTTTAACAGAGTTGATGCAACAAGGAGAAATAATGGTATACCTTCTCGTAAAATCACAACAAAAAACAGAGATGGGAAATGGGTGACTTTAATAGTCGCAGATGAAATGAAGGGAGTAAAGTGATGAAAGAGCCAAATGAAATTCAAGAAATTAAGATTACATACAAAGACGGCAGTGAGAAATTAGTTACTCGTGGAGTCTGCTTTTCGGTGAGAGAAGAAAATGAAACTGTTTTTGTTGAATGTGATGGTGTGTCCGGAACTGAAGCGGACGAGATTGCAGTATTGGCTATTGTATCGAGGATTGCAAAAGAGTTAGGGATTGATGAAGAACTTGTGAATAAATCAGAAGAGGTGAAAAAAGGCGATGAACAGTAAAGATTTTGAAGAAGTTTTAGAGAGCAGATGGAGCAGGTGCTTGAATGTTTTAGGGGTTAAGGCAAAAGAGTATGCAACATCTGACCGATTACATAATTTTAAGGTTGCTGCGGTTTTGCAGCACGAAAGTCCTATTAAAGCACTTGGCGGTATGATGGCAAAGCACACTGTATCGGTTTACGACCTTATAGAAGCGGAAAACAGGGGCGAGGATATTCCAATAGAGCTTTGGGACGAAAAGATTGGGGACCACATAAATTATCTGCTTCTGCTCTGGGCGGTTATAGTTGAAAACGAAGCGGAATTAAGAGGTGGTAACATTGGCTGAATACAACAAGGTCTGCAAGGTTTGTGGGAAAGAGTTTATAGCTGCAAGTCATATGGCAAGATACTGTGATGAGTGCCGCAGAAAAAACAGCCCTGTTAAGGGAGAGAAAATATGTCCTATATGTGGCAAAGAGGTTTTCAGGTCCAAACAGGCGAAGTATTGCTCTTTAAGTTGTGCATGGAAAGCGAAACAGGAAAAAAGCCAAAAAAACAACACATCGAAGCTAAGCAAGAATGGAACGCTTTGCTGGCATTGTGAGTGGTCGACAGGCAAAGAGGGCAAATGTCCGTGGGCGAGCCATCTTATTCCTGTTAAAGGCTGGGAAGTTAAAAAGGTGAAGCTAAAGGTAAGCACCACTGATTATACTGACAGTTACGTTGTAAAGGATTGTCCGTTGTTTGAGGAGGGGTAAGAGTGACAGTTAAAGAGCTTTCACAGCTTTATTATCTTAATCGCGAAGTAAAATTATATCAGGACAGGCTTGAACAGTTGGAACAAGAAATTGATGAAGATGAGCGCACACTGGCATTGTTAGAATCAAGTGCAACTTCATTATTAAGCCCGAGCTTTGATTGTATGCCGAAAGGCAATAGCTTATCAAACAAACTTGAAAGCAACGTTATTCAAATTACAACACTTAAAGATAAGATTAACCAAAAGAAAGAGTTAAGGTCGAGTTGTGCGACATCTATACATGCAAAACAAATTCTTTGTCTTACAGAGAGAAACATACTGGAAAAGTATATTGCGGACCTCCCAACAAGCTTATTGAGATTGATATTTACATATCGTTTTGTTGACGGCCTTACCTGGGCGGAAGTATCAGACAAAATTGGAATGAAGACAACGGAAGATAGTGTGAAAAAAATGTGCTACAGATATATTGCTGAAAGTAATGACAAAAATGTTTGTCCCGAATGTCCTTGAATTTTTAAGCAAGCAATTTTATAATTATAATGTGATTTGTTTATCAATCAATTCCTTTCGAGAGAAGAGCACTCCTGCATCCTGAGGGGGTGCTCTTCTTGCGTGATACAATAAAGTGAGGAATATATGAGTATATACACAACTAAGAGATGGAAACAAAAGAGAGCACGCATCCTTAAACGAGATGGATATATGTGTCAGATAGCAAAGCGTTACGGCAAAAGAATTGATGCTAACACTGTGCATCACATTTATCCAGTTGCTGATTATCCTCAGTATGCTTGGTGCGATTGGAATTTGATTTCTCTCAGTGATGAATGGCACAATAAAATGCATATTAGAGAAACCAATGAGCTTACCGAAGAGGGGAAGCGATTGCAGAAAAAGACAATCCCCCCCACTTCGTAAAATAAAATTTTGAGGTCGGGAAACCGGGATAGGGAGCCTTTTCCAACTCTGAGGAATTTGGAAAGTCCTGAAAAAAGGCGAAAATTACTTTGTGACAGTATTTAATTAAAAATATAGGGAGGTCGGGAAAAGTCAATGGCGAGAACGGCTAAGAGTGCTGAAACTATCAAAAAAAATACAATTGCGGAAATGAAAGAACTTGGAATTTATAAACCTGAATATAACAATATTATAGACATTTATGCTTCACTTCTTGAAAGATATCTGCTTATCAAATCCTTGCTTTGCATGGACGTTTATGTTGCGAGGAATACAGTTTGCATTACTGAGGAAACACTTCGCAAAGATGTTCTTAAATATGCTTCTGAACTTGGACTTACACCGTATGGCCTTAAGAAGATACTTGATAAGCCATCTTCCAATAAGGGTGAAAGTCTTCTTGCAAAGGCGTTGAAACAGTTTGAGTAAGAATTTAAGCAAATATAAAAACTATGACACCGTTATGAACTATGCAAAAAACATAGTCGATGGTGTAATTCCCGCAAATAAGTACAGAATTAAAGCTTGTCAAAGATTTTTAGACGATTTAACCAATACAGAATATGATTTTAACCCTAAAGGTGCAGAATTTGTTATTCAGATAATTGAAAATACCTTTTGTCACCAGCAGGGAGAGATGCAAGACGGCACACCTTTAAGAGGTACGCCGTTTTTATTATTGGATTATCACAAATTTGTTGTTTATAACCTCCTGGGGTTTTACCTTAAAGGCACACAAATTGTGAGATTTCACGAAGCATTTATATTTTTGCCAAGAAAAAATGTAAAAACGACATTTGCAGGGGCTTTGGCATACGGTCTTGAACTTTGGTACAGAAAAAGTGGTAGCCAATGTTATATTACATCGGCAGCTTTGGCACAATCTTTGCAGAGTTGGAATTTTATTAAGTACAACATCATCAATATGGGCGAAGAGGATACCTTCAAAATAATTGATAACAACAACGAGCACAGCATTACTGCTGATTTTGGTGATGGTTCATTTTATATTCGTGCTTTGGCAGCAAATCCGGACAGTCAGGACAGCTTTAACTGTAATATAGGCATTGCTGACGAGATGCACGCTTATAAATCTCCAAAACAATACAACATTATCAAAGAAGCTATGAAAGCATATACCAATAAGCTTATGATAGGCATTACTACTGCAGGCGATAATATGAACAGTTTTTGCTATAATCGCTTGCAATATTGTAAAAAAATATTGGACAAGACGGTAAAAGATGAACAGTATTTTGTTTTTATTTGCGAAGCTGATGCTGATGAGAACGGCAATATTGATTATACAAATCCGCTTATACATGAAATGGCAAATCCGGCATATGGTGCATCTATCAGACCTGAAGATATTTTGAATGACAGTCTGCAGGCAATGAATGACCCGCAACAAAGAAAAGATTTTTTTGCAAAATCTTTAAATGTTTATACTTCTGCTATGAAAGCATACTTTAATCTTGATGAATTTAGAAAATCTGACAGTAAGTATGATTGGACCGTTGAACAGGTTGCAAAAATGCCGATTAAAT